ACTTGAAATAGTTTATCTTCAAAGTCTGATGCACTTAATCCTGTACCACCTGGTAAAGTAACCGAATCTAATAAAACAATATCACCATCTTCTAAATTGTGAGCGGCTGATGTAGTAATTGTAATTGTAGTTGTGCCATTAAAAGTAAAAGTAGCTGATGAAATAGTAGTTGCTAAAGGTGTTATGTCAAATAACTGTCCTTCAAAAAATATAAGTAAAAATTTATCTGTGCCAATTGCAATATATCTATTGCCTTCTGTATCAACAAAAGCGTGTTGTTTTCTAGCAACACCTACAATAGAATCTGTAAGTAATGACTGCCAACCACCAACTTTTTCTGGTAGTCCATATCTAAATCTTACATTATCTGAATCAACCCAACGACCTACTGCACCAACACTGGTATCCTGTTTGTCAATTCCAGGTGCGAATTTAATTTGCTGAAGAGCCATAAGTTAGCTCCTATTGGTTCGTTGATTTATATAGCCAGCCTTTTGTGGCATTAGCATATATTAATGTTACGCATTGATTATTAGTAGCAAGAGTATCATTAGCAGCTGCACCTTCTATATTAGAACCACCTCTATCTATAATACAATTGTTTGTTGCAAAACCATTTGATGCTGAACCATCCATAATTGTTACTTCATCACCGACTGCGGGTGAACTTGGTAATGTAATTGTAACTGGGTTAGCAACTGTATCTACTACGATTTGATCGCCAGCGACTGCTGTATATGTAGTTTTACTTGCTGCAGTTACAGAAGTCATTCCTTTTTGTAACATACCTAATGTTGTTGCTGGTACACTACCTCTAGAATAAACTAAAGCTGTTGCACCTTCTGGAAGAGGCACTTGTGTAGATGCACTTTGGCCTGTTGTAAGTAATGTTACTGTAAAACTATCTGAAGCTAGACCTCTAGTAGTTCCATCTTCTACAAAAAATACTCTGTTAGCATTACCACCTGTTGTTGATGCAGGCATAGCTAAACTAGCATTACCTGATAAAGTACCTACAACTTTTATGTAAAGGTTTTTACCATTTGCTGTTGCTGATCCATCCGATAAAAGTAATGTAGTTGTACCAGTGCTTAAAGTTACTTCTACATAACCTGAAACTGCTTGTTGTAATAATTGTAAATTAGTATTTGTAATAGTTCCCCATAGACCAGCTTTCTCACCGGTTGCTACGAGTTCTAATGATAAATCTGTTGAATAACTTGATGCCATATTAGTACGGTTTTATTGGTGTCCAAACCATTGTTGCTCCTGGTATTATATCGTTCCACGTAATAATTCCTGGTTCTACTGTATCTAATGATAAAGCATTACCTGTAGGACTTATATTTGCTGCTCCTGTTACTGTAACACTTCCTGTGGCTAAGGTCAATGCGTTTCCTGTAGGTGAAACATTAGCATCTGCAGTAACTACAATAGTCCCTAAACCTAATGATAATTCATTTTTAGTAACAGTAACATTAGCTTTACCACTAATAGTTAAAGTACCTGTACCTAATGTAAGTCTATTTGGATCTGGATCTTCGACAATAGAATCTGCAATAATACCTACACTACCAATAGTAATGGTAAGTGCATTTCCTGTTACATTTATATTTACTGCACCAATATTTGTTGATGTAGCAAATGGTAATGCTGATATTGCGTCAAATCCTAAACTCATAAATAATCCTTAAAAGGAAGCAGGG